TTTTAATTTTCTCCTTCTTTCATCTTACATATATATTATATAAGAAATTTATTAATTTGTCAAAAATTAAATTGTCTTTGCTAAGAATACGAGTGGACCATTATACTTGGCAGTTGGAGATATCCATATTTCGTCTTCTTCTAATTCGCAAAAACGTACTTCTGTAGAGCCGCGCTTTTCCATCCAACTTCCATTACGTTTTACCTTAAAATGAAAGTCAGTGTCAATCTCTTCATAATACTCAAAGATACCCAAACGAAAAGCAATTAACTCCTCATTGTCTTCAACTTCATCTTCACTAAAAACAAGTCGAATTTCGTCTTTGAAATCCTCAAGAATTTGTGCAACATTCCTTTCAGTTAAATATTCAAGTACATCGTCTATGTCTTCACCATAACTAAGCATGTCATCAGCAATAGTAGTATTATCAAAATCTCTATCACTAATATACCACTCTCTCACATTCAGCGCAAAGCTACCGCAGTTTCCTTCATCGGGATATTCATCAAAATAATTCGGGTCATTGTTTTTTGTATAATTACACATTCACACTTATCCTTTCTTTATTATATATTTATTATATATAAAATTTATTATTTTGTCAAAATTTTTAATCTAATTCATTTACCTCATATTCCATTTCTTCAATTCTCTTTTGATCTGTTATAGGCCACACTCGTCTAGATCCATAGCGTCCTCTATTGTTAGTTTTTTCTGAACAGAAAGGACAAGAGCAGTGAATTTTATTTTTAGAATATTGGTGTAAATTATTATACAAATCTTGATGATCCAAATAAACTTCTAAACAAATTTTACGTTTACGACATGCTTTTACATAATCTAAGAAACGGCGCTCAGCGCGAGTGCGTGACATAATATCACCCCTTATATCCTTCATCAAATTTTTGATTTAATACGTCAACAAATTTTCTTACGTCAGGAGTATCTTTAAAATGCATAAATGCCCATTTCTGATTTGGCTTTTTCGTAACCTTCGCGCCGAGTGAGTTTTTACAAAAATCTAAATATTCCTTATAAGTCATACCTACAAGGCGCGCCTGTAATAGCTGATACGACGTATGCATTGTAGGCATCCAAATTTCATTAAAATGATTACTTATAATATAAGTATCCAAATCCCAAGGACACTCATCAAGAAAGAAAGCTTTCATCATCCCACTCCTTTCCAATCACATCAATAGTTGGCGCATTAATAAGTCTATCCCAATCAATTGGAATCAACTCTTTTGGTTCTTCCTCACTTTGATAGTTGGGGTCAACGTACTTTTTAATTGTCGAGGGTGCCCGCTTGAGTTCCCGCGCGACAGCTGCATAAGTTTTATATTGAAGATATAATTCATTTATCTTTTTTATTTCTTCTTGAGTTAATCGAGCCATTGTATTTCCTTTCTATTTGATTTGGTCTACTGTACATTCCTTTGCGGGTTTATCTTTTCGATAATTTATAAGTCGAGGATGTCTAAATCCCCATCCGCCATCCTGGTTAGTTGTTATCTCCATGCAGCTAATTTCAACTACAGCTCCGATGTAATCTTTCCAGTTCTGTTTTACTTCATCGGTTACACCACTCAAATCACCTACATGTACTAGCTGATCTCCATCATAAAGTCCGAGCTTCAATGAGCCTGCCCATCCATAAAACCAATTTTTAGTTACAGGAGTCACTGTCGCGCCCTCTACATAAGCTCCATAGATTGTAGTGTGATTTTTATTGAGATATTTTGAAGCGGTTATTTTCTCATTAGTAGATTCATCAAACCAAAATTCCCATGCTTCAGGCTCCTTTCCGCTGTATTCTCTACTAGGTGAATTTGCACCGATAATTACACAATCTACAGTCTCTTGAATTTCCTTTTTAATTTTCAGAGAAATTTTTGAAGAGCGTTTTCCTGGCTGATATAAAGCGTCCTTCTGAGTAATAACCATTCCTTCATATCCATCGGCAAGAAGCTCTTGCAATTTATCCCAAAGTTCTTTACCTGTATAATACTGCGCCCACTCGACATATTCATCTGGATAAGCACGAGCAAAACTGTTCAATAAATCGAAGCGGTCAGCCGCCCTCATCTGTAAATAAGACTTTCCATTCTCTGCAAGTACGTCAAATACATAAAGATATAACCTATATTCATCTTTCTCTTGACGTTTAAGTGATTTTGGAAGCAAACAATTCATAATTGAAGTTGTATCCTTCGCACTCTCATGCTGTGGAAGATATGTCTCTCCAAGTAGAACTGTTCCTGGGTCAAGTGCATTTAAAAGATTGTGAAACTGTGGAACCCAATCAACCTTATTCACAAACTCACCTTTTGTATTCTTACTGCGCGGGCGCCAAAAAATTTCGCCATCAGGGTTCTTTCCTACCATGCAAAAAATTCCATCACGCTTCTGAGCGCCATACCAGTTATCGCTAAAAATTTTACTTACTGCATTATCCTTTTTCTTTTCCTCACTCCACGTAGAAGGTGTCGAGTAGTATTTCATGGCATCAAGATTATAAAAATCAATTCCTTCAATTATACAATTCATAAATGACTCTCCCATTTTTCTTCTCTTGTTTCTTTAATAAAATTTTGTGCTATATTATATAGCGTATCTAATGTCCCATTATTCCAAATACAATAATCATAATCAAAATCAAAAACTTGATCATCTGCATGATTTCCATATTCGCCTTCTACATCAGTTCTCCGTATAATTAAGGCTCGGGCGCCATATTCATCTTTCCAACGCTGAATATCTTTTGGCTCTCTTGCGTGGACAAAACATATCATTTCATTTTCTGGCTCTAGCCATGCTTCACGAATGAAAAGGTCTGAACTTATCGCAGACAGTACATTATTAAAAGAAAAATCATTATAGTTATCAAACAAATCCTTTAAATCGCTTAAAAACTTTCTATCTTTTAGTTCTTTAGCTCCGCTCCATCCGCCTAATCTTGCAAGCTCTTTAATTCCGTCTACCATGGAGTAATTGAAAACACCGTCTATTTTGTCTCCACAAAAAGATACAAATAAATCTTTTCCAACTCCACCTTGTCCATTAATACAAAGAATCTTCATTTGGTCCACCATCCATAATACTCATTATTTATATCATTAAACATTTTCTCATCAATGTCAAATTCCTTGCCAATAAAATCCATTAGTTCTTGTACTGGCACAATTTCTTCTGACTTATATTGGTGCCGGCGCCACCCAAACCATCGAAGATTTCTACGCCGACGTCCAAACTTAATACGAAGACGTAAATAACTCCATAATGACATATCTAAAAAAATAGGTTGTCTGTTTAGGTCAGCCGCCACGGCTGTAACATTAAAGAAAAGTTTATGAGTATTATTGTTTGGATTAAACTTATATATAATATAACTTCCCAAACGTTCTTTTTCAACCAATACATTTGTTATTATTGTTTGAACAATTTTATCGTATTCTTGAATTGTTTTCATATCAATTTCATTCACTATTTATTACCTCTCATTCTACATTAACCATCGCCTGTTCCTCTTTCATATAAGCTCCACAATTTGGACAAAAAGGTGTATTATTCCAGGGCTGGACGCCATAATTGCATAGACTACATCTATCATTTATCCATTCACCCTTTCTAAATCCCTTCACAATCGTTAGACCCTTAGCATTAAGTTCTGTACGTATCTCTTCACGACCTTCTGGAATATTTTCAACTCCACGTATTAATTTTGGAATAGGGTCGTCATTTCCCCAAGCTTTTAAAAAATTAATAACATCTTTACGTCTAATTAGTTCATCCGTATCTATACCTTTTAAATAAACTAACGTGTTCATTTTTATTCTCCTTTCAATTCTATATATAGTATAACAAAAATTTTTAAAAAATTCAAATTTAAAATATAAAAAATTGATTTAAATTGAAAATTTTGATAAAATCACGCACGCGTATATATTTAAAAGGAAGAAATTTAATTTTATAATTAAAAAAAACACCTTAACATAATTTGTTAAAGTGCTTTATATATATAAATAAATTACTTTTTAAACCTAATACCTAAATTTTTTCTGTTTCCAGATACAAAATAATCTACATCCTCAAATTTATAAGTTAATGAAAATTTTTCAATGATCAATTTCATAGATTCTATTTTTAACTGCTAATTATATAATATTTATTTTTCCTCAAGTACTTCTCTAACAGCATCATGCCATCTAGCAGGTACTTCCTCTAACGTCATCTTTCCAGCTCTGATTCTTCTCACGTAGAAATTAACCATTATTCTGCACCTCCAATCATTTCAGCAAGCTCTACAATAGCTTCGGCATTAGCTTCGATATCTCCAGTATTCTGATCTGTTGCACTTTGTAAACTAACTACATCAGACTGAATACTATTAATACTAGCTACAAGATCTTGATCAATAAAAACTACATCAATCATACCATTATTTCTAGCACATGAAATTAATGTAAGATTATAAGCCTTATACTCTTCATCGATTTCTACAACAGCAGAATTACCTACAGCTTCTTCAATATCTGAAAAAGTAGTATTAGTAACTGTTACATATAAACGAGTATCAAACTTATAATAAGAATACAAATCAAATACTATATTATTAATTTTCATTTAATCCATCTCCAAAATTTAAATATATATAAAAGTTAAGTTAGCACCCGAATAAGTACCAAAAGGCTCATTAATAGTAAACGTATTAGTAGAAGGTATCCAGCTAGTTGATACAATTTCACTAACTGATATATACACCGATGTACGATCACGTTTATTCTGTCCATAAAATGTACAATTAGTACCATTACCTATAAGCATACCATAACGTGCACTATAAAATCTATTATCAGTCAAAACTACATCAGACATAACTGCAACAAACACTAAAGGTTTTCTCGATAACTGTAAAGAAATAGATGAACCAGAATCATCTAAAGTTAATCTAACCACTTCTATAGGATATTTTGTAGGAATATATGCAGTATATGTCAATGTTCCTGAATAAGCATAAGATATAAAAGAAGAATTATTATATGAACATGTAATTGTATTACTAGCATAAGAATAAGTGCCTCTAGCACTAGCCACATACATAGATCCATAATTAGAAGAATAGTTAGTATTATAGAAAAAAGCTCCTGAGAGATTACCATCTCCTAATGACGTAAGAACAGTACGATAAGAATTATCCGAATAAATAAAATTACTACTACTATTAAAAGTAGCTAAATTAGTTGGTAATAATATAAAACCTTTACTAGGATTTATAGTTGATGTAAAAGATACTTGCTGAGAAGAAGTAGGATTAGTTACAGTCACAGAAGCAGTATTATACGTATTAACATCTCCATTAACAATTATACTTTGTAACTCATTAATAGCAGCAATACAATTCTTATTAGTAGTATTAAGAGTTCCTGTCCCAATCTTATTAACAGCAACTTTATCAGCGGCAGACATCAAACCTTGTGTAGATGTTGTAGCTACAGAATAAGTCGTATCAGTCGCCTTAAACGTCACATTACCACTCGCATCAGAAGTAATAGTCATATTACTTCCAGGAACTAACTTAACTCCACTTCTATTCGCGCCATTTTCAACAAGATTTAAATATGTATTTCCTGTTGTAGTCGCTGCATTAGCTGTTCCGCCAGAGGCGCCGGCGCGGATATATGCGGTGTGATGGGTATTAGGATTAGATGGAAGACTTACTTTGATATCGGTGCTCCCAATTGTAGCTACGGTAACTGCGGTACCCCATGATAGAGTTGCTCCTTTATTAGTAACAGTTTGATGAGATGTTAATGGAGTTATTGTATTACTTCCAAGAGTTATAACTCCGTTAGCAATTTTGGCATCAGTAATTCCATAACCGGAAATTGTTGTCGGTTTAGAAGTTACTCCAGACCAAGCAACGGAACCAGCGGAACCAGAAACATTACCAGTTACATTACCAGTTAAATTGCCGCTAAAAGATGTAGCAGTTACTTTTGCTGGAAAAGTGGCATTTTGAGAGCTATCATATGCATATAAATGCCCAGTAGCAGCCATAGTAGATGGTACAGTCCAACCAACACCGCCAAATCCCATTATTTTAGAAATGCTGGCAGAAGTATAGTTTGTATTAACTGCTGTCTGTCTAAAAGTAAAACGTATTCTACCATATTGAGAAGCTGCGGTATTGCCATAGGTGGTTAATCCACTTATATTTAATATATTCCACCCACTCCAACCAGATATATTAGTCCAATCTTTATGAGTAGCATAAGTGGTAGGCGTGCTTTCTAACGCTTTTTCAATTAATACTTGTACCGTAGCTCCAGCAGTACTCATATAAATTGCAATTTTATTTAAAACTGTATAAATATCCGCTGCTGAAGTTGCTATAGTGATTCTTAATCTATCATTAGTTGTACAACTTCCATTAGAAGTATGTTTTCCCAAATAAAAGCTTTGACCACTACTAAATAAACAAACCTTTTGAATATCTGTAGCACCATAATCTGTATAACTTGAGCCACCATTAGTAGAATATTCTACGGTTATGCCCGCGGCCTTTAAGAAAGCAAATCTATTAGCTCCTAATTCACCAATCATTGCAGCATCTATTGGTCCATATGAGGCAGAAAAATCTTTACCACCCCAATTTAAATTGGCTTCATATAAAGTTTGATGTGAAGTCAAAAATCCTGAATCATTAGTCAAATGACTCGTCTTCGTCGGTACATTAAAACTAACTGCACCAGACTTACTTGAAATCGCTGTATGTGCGCCAGCTGTGGTTGTAACTGTAGACACATAAGTTGTATTACTTGCTAAGGCGCCAACTTCAGAAGCCGTATAAGTTGGCTTTGTAGAAGCTTTTGCCCAAGAATAAACATCAGACGCTGGCATTGAACCAAGTGCTGTTTTTAAAGTAGCAACTGTCACAACATCAGTAGTAGTACCATTAATTGTTTTTGTAATTTTTTTATTTGTAGAATCATAAGCTACAGTAGAAACCGTAGCTGATTTATCTGCTTTTCCACTAATATCTGGTATTTGACTTGTAAGAGCTAAAGTTCCAGTTGTACTTGGTAAAGTAATTGTAATATTACTCGATGCACTTCCATTACTTAACAAAGTTTTTGTTTGCGTACCGCCTGCTGCACAAGCATTATAAAAATATACACTACCCAATGTTGCAGCAGCACTGCTAGTAGAAGAAGTTCCAATGTTTTTTCCTGCATCCCAATTAGTTACATGCGAATTTAAACCATAGTAATTATTAATATAAGCTCTATACCAATATAAAGAACTACTACCTACTTGATTATAATTATTAGTATTTGGTAAAATTCCGTAACTATCGTTTTTAGCACCAATTTGAATATTACCTGGTACTGAGGTAGACCCAATAATTAAATTATTAGAAGTATTATAAATATTTGAATCAGAAAAAGTTCCTTCTGTATCTTCATATTTCACCAAAGCATCAACAGTAGAAGTTACATCCGCAGCCTTTGCCTTATCTATTACTCCACGTACTCCATTAGTAAAACTCGCACTTCCATTAACAACTAAATCTCCAATAGTCGCATCGTCAATAGAAATCGAATCATTAAATGAAACGGGGCCAGAGACAGTACCACCTGTCAACTGTAAAGCCCCATTATCTTTCAACGTATAAGTAGTCCCATTTGGTAATTTAATCTTAGAGATGTTCGCCATCGCGCTCACCTCCCATTAAGCATTGCCTTTTGTTACAGCAACATCTGTATTATTCTTCAATACAGTTACTTTATCATTCGTACCAACTGTTACAGTTTGATCACCCGCACTTGCTGAACTAATACCAGTTGCAACGCTAACAACTCCCGTACCTGCTGTCGCGCCAGTTGCAAGAGCAATTGTTGGCTGAGTTGTAACTTTAACTCCAGTAAGCGCAGTCGCAGTTGACGGCGTGCCTAATCCAGTTAGCGCCGCTGCAGAAGACCCAACAGTAACACCAGTAACTACTGCATCGCCCGTACCTGTAGTAGATGTGGCACCAGTGGCAACCGTCACCGCTGTACCAGCTTTAGCAACTGTTTTATCACTAATTGTAACAGCTGTAACAACATCACTACCAGTACCACTAGTAGCAACACTACCAGTTGCAACTGTCTTTGCAGTTCCCAACGTTGGCGCAGTACTATTAGCTCCAGTAATAATTAACGTCTCTGCATCATTACCACTGCCCATTGCAAAATTCCAAGTCGAAGCGCTACCTGCACTTGTAACATTCGGCACAGTAGTTGTAACCAATTTACTAGATGTTTTCGTAACCTTTGACACAGTTTCGGTTCCATTGGTTGGAGTAATACTTGTAGTAACTAAATTCTTTCCAGTTTCTGCGCTAACTGATTTAACAAATGTATCAGTTGTTGTATTCGGATAACCAGTTACCGCGGTCGCAGTACCGTTTGCTCCAACGGCGGTACCACTGGCAGTAGCTTTAATATTAGTAGTCGAAGGCGTAACAGTAATAGTCGGCTTATTTACCGAAAAAGTAGTAGCTTCACCTAAAACTACATCAGTCTGTTTTGATAAACTAACACCAGTAACAACATCTGTTAAATTAACTTGCGTATCTCCAATTTTTTCCCAAGTTTTACTTCCAGAAACTCCAATTGGTACATACTCATCATATATATCTAAAACTTCACTTGAAGGATTAGTACTAGATTTTACTAGATAAAAACTACCAGCTTCTGCGCTATCTGCCTCAAGAGTACCTGTATAATTAGAACCATTATACTTAATAACCACTCCTTTGGGTATTTCTGCCACAACTGGCGCGCTAGTACCATCCCAAGCAATAATAAAAGACACTCCACCACTAATCATTTGACGAGCTACAGCGTCTTTTATATCATAGCTATTACCAGAAGGTAATTTAATTTTACTAATTTCTGCCATGATTCGTCTCCTTAATTTCTATTTAGAATTAACGTTTCCTCTTCTAATTCGCCAGTTATTTGCTCTTCAGCATCATCAACGTTAATTTTATTATTCCAAAAAACTTTTTCACCTAACGTTACATGGATGTCATAATCATTAACATGAGCTATTAATAAATCGCGAGTTCTTTCGTCTACAAAAGCTAAATCTTGAACATAAGCATTTCCTGTACCTATTTTCATATTTGGAATATTAATAACTTTTGTAACCATTTCACCATTTTCTTCTATATTTAAAGTTCTTGACTCATAGTCTTCATATATAATAACCTCACCTGGTAGTGGAACAAAACCAATTGCTTGATTCCAATGTTCAGTTGTGTCCCGTTTTAATTGAATTCTTGAATTAACTGTAGCACCCATAACACACCTCCTATATAACTGTGGTACTAGTGCCACAATCAAGTATTAAATCATCAATCGACAATTCATAATCATCTAAAACCAAACCATTACCAGCCGAATAATCGCCCACATATTTCAATTCTGACCACGTAGACGTTCCATCTCCATATTTTAATTTATTAACATCCGTTGAGAGCGCCGGCTCGCCTAAGCGTAGAACGGGATCGTGTTCAATCCATTCAGCTTCCGTCGCTCTACGCAGTTGAATTACTGCTTTAATCCTTTTTCTCGGCGTAGCCATATCCGTTTACATCTCCTCCGTCATATATTACAACTTCATCATATAACTCTTCAGAACTTCTATTAATTCCCATACCTGGTGAGAAGTTTCTTGAATTAGACTTTAAAGAAGGTTTAAAATTAGAACGAGAAGAAGAAAACCTAGTTTTAAAAGTCGTAGATAAACTATTATTTTGAACTTTCATTTATATCTCTCCTTCTTTTAAAATACCCATTATACGTTCTTGTATTGGATCGGAGCTATACGCTTCTCCATCCAACGTTTTAACTCTAATTTGAATTACCGCTATGTTTTTTCTGGCGGCTGGATAGAAGTTAAATTTCAAGGTATCTTCTTGAGTTAAATGTAATTCTACTTGACAAGAAGCTTTCTCTTCTTCTGTTAAATCTTCTACTGTAAGATCTTCACCTAACAAATCAAGAAGATTTATAATTGTCATATCTTCTTTTGATTTTTCTAATACTATTTCTTCATTCTGTAAGTAAGTTACATAAATGGTATCAATTTCTTCTTTAGTAAGAGGGATTATAAAACTATGATATGGTGTTGTTCCGCGTGTAATCATCTAAATCACCTCACTGAAAATTCTCTATATAGTAAGTAGAAGATACAGTAACCAACTTTATCTTTTTAATTCATAAGAAAAGAACGGAAACTTCCGTTCTTTACATCAGCAGAAATTATTTACTTTACACAGACAACTCTAATCAAATTACTACCAATTGAATAACATTCACTCACTTCATAATCTGAAAATAGATATGAAACTTTGTCAGTATCAATAACAAACATATTACTAAAGTCTTCTTTAACAAAGTCCACATCATCTCCTTCGACTACGAAATCAACAATTGTAATAACTTCATCTCTATCATTATTATCATCCATATAAAGATTAAAATCAGTAAGTTCATACTGTGCTTCGAAAGTTTTTGCTTTCATTATATCATCCTCCTATCAGTAATTAAAACCTGACAGTTGAATAATATAATAAATATCCTCTATTTATAGTATACCATATAACATATAAACTGTCAAATTTTAACCAAATACAAAGGACGGACTCAGCGCCCGTCCTATTCAAATTATTTAATTTTGCTTAGTGCTTCAGAAATAGCCATTTTCATTGTTTCATCTTGAGTCTCATTCATCATAGCTTTTAATTCGCTAATCATTTCCTGCTTGTCTCCAGTGCCAGAGTATCCCCTAGCATAGCTATTTCCTCTAGCCATAGAATACATCGGTGTCTGCTCGTATCTTGGATCATAGTACATATAACTATTTCCATTCATTCCACGAGCGTAACCACCACCATCATATACATTACCCATAGAATAACCGTATGAGTTTCCGCCCTGGCCCATGCCCTGGCCGCCACGTGCATATGAATTCATCGGTTGACGTGGATCATAGTCGGCATCAATATAATACTTCCTCTGACTATATCCCATGTCCATTCCCATTTCCTTTTCTTTTTCTTTCTCTTCCTTCTCCATCTGATACTTTTCAATTTTCCTCAAATTCTTTTCAGATTCTAAAAGGTCTTTTAAAACATCAAGGGTCTCATGGGAATCTAAAGTTCCTTTCTTTGCAATATCTTCTAACTCTCCACAAATCATCGTACGGAGAGTATCCATCGTTTTCTTTTCCATATCAATCCTCCTTATGCGATTCTTGTGATTACGAAGTTAGAATTAGTTACATTAATTGCTGGAGCTGGGGTGCCTGTCGCATCGTCTACCAACCCACTTACGGCGCGAACGCCAATAGAATAGCAACAACCTCTTGGTACAGTTATAATAGCTGTTGAAGTTACATTACCATATTCTTCTACCGCCGCAGGAGTAATAACCGCTCTGCTCGTAGGACGAGCTTCGCCGTTGGTCGAGATTGCAACAGCAATCGGACCAACAGTTCCACCCTCTGGAAGTGCGATATTTCCATTATATGTCACTTGGTATCTAGCAAAGCAGCCAGTACAGTTCCCGCGCAGAATAAAAATTCCAGTTTCGTCTTCATGAATTACATTTCCACGATTACATGGAATAGAAGCACTGAATACAATCGGTTGGTTTAATTCAACCAATTGTGTTGCATTAGCTAAATATTCTGCCATTGAACCTACCTCCTATTAAAATGCACAACCACAACCTGTGTTGCATCCGCAACCTGTGTTGCAACCACAGCCATTCGGATTCTGAACAATATAAGCCGGACGAGGTACTGGCGCAAGATATTGTTCAAGAGCATTAGTCTGTGCATCATTATTAGCTAAGATAGCCGCAGTCTGCGCACCCTGAGAAGCGGCAAGATTTGCCATAGTAAGCTGTCTTTCAAGGTCAGCAATTTTTTCATTCTTAGCATCAATCTTATCCTGACACATTGTATCAAGAATCTTTTGAATACCAGCGTTCTGGTTTGTCAGAATATCTCTGATACCCTCATTTAAAGCAGTTCTATCAGCGCAGTTTTCAGTTGCGATGGTGTACTTTAAATCAGCAGAAGCTAATCTGTTCTCACAGCAACAGTCGGCAAATTGAGAACCTAACTGATTAAAACCTTGAGCCATGGCTGTCTGAGCTGCAAAGTTCTGATTCATATCAGCCATCTGACGAGCATTAGCTGCGATTTCAGCCTGTGCGAAACCATTGGAGATTGCTCCATTTACACCCGCAAAACCATTGCAAAGAGCAGATGCAGTATCAACAAAACCATTAGTTAAGCTAGACTGAATACCAGATAATCCGCCCATGATTGCGCTCTGATCAAAGCCTCTCTGTACGTCAGAAACTACATAACCAGCTCCGCCATTTCCGTTGCCGCCAAAGCCATTACCCCAGTTACCATTAAACATGAATAAGAAGAGGATAATTAACCACCAAGCGCCATTGCCATCGCCGAAGCCATAACCGTCATTGTCATTTCTTCCCATGATTGCAGCTAAATCAGCAGCACCCATTCCTTCATTTGTTAAAGACATATGTTTGTCTACCTCCTTATAAAAGATAAATTAAAAGATAGATAAACACAAGACATATATTTTATTTAATTAATTTACTTAACTGATTAGCCATTTGAGCATATTGATTAAATTGCTCTTGTGACATTTTGCCAGAATTTATAAGCTGTTTAACTTGTTGCTCTGGATTTCCCATAAAAGTGGAGCGGAATTTGTTAAATTGATTCACGAAATCTCCCATTTGATTTGTGGGATTAGGTTGTTGAAAATCGTTAAATAATGAATTCATTCTTCTTCTCCTCCTTTTCCTTTGGTTTTAACTCTGCGAGAATACGTTCAAGTTCTTCATGTGTGACATAATCATTCTGCGCCGAGGTCGTCGTTTCCTTAACATCGACTCCAACTTCTTTATATTCGAATGTACGTAGCGGCAGCGGCATACCAGAAGCATCAGATGATTTGATATAGAAGATATTTGTCTCGCTATCCATTAACAATGCCTTCTGACCTGCGGGTACTGGAACTGACCTGGCGCCAGCTTCACCTTGTACCCAATTGATTGCGCCTAACGTACTCTGCGCCGGAGCGGTAGTCGTCCATGTCTGTGCAGGAGCGGTACCGGCGCCGTATCCGTATTGTGTATTCGCATAAGTCTGCGGAAATAAATTATTATAACCTGCCATTTCTTAACTCCTTTTAAAATAATATATCGGTATCTCATTACCAGAATCCCACGAGTCGAAATAGTATCCATTTTTAACGCATACAACATGTTCACCTGTTCCTAGTATATATATACCTCTTGGATGTTCGTAGCAAAAATCTCTTACTGTATAGCAATCTGGACAGGTATCTGGTATTTGATACTTCTTAAAACCTTTCTTTTTTAAATACTCTCCCCACACTCTATTAGCCGATGGCATATCATACATCATAAATCCTTGTGTAATTATTTCCATATATGTTTTTTCCCATGTTTTATTCAATGCACAAGATATGGCGCGAATAACGCAATCGCCAACAGATAAACCTAATGGGTTTGGATTATAATAGACATAAAACATTTTCTCCTCCTAATGGTGTTTTGAGCCTAGAATAGTTAGTTATTTATTTTTACTCTAGGCTCAAAAATGTCTTGTGCCTATCAGTTACTATTTGAGCAAAAGAGTTGAATTATTAAAAAAAATAATTGAACTTGTTCACTCGTATATAAAGTACGATTTTTGTAAATAAGTTCAATTATTTTGAGTCAAAGAGTTGAAAAATTTTTTACAATAAAAAAAGACTATGTTTCCATAGTCTTTATCCTTTATATCTAACCACATAAGCAGAACTTAATGATTTATAAGAAGCGTATCTGCTCTTAGCTACCTTCTTCATAGCGATAGAATCTTTAGTAAACCCGCCGCCAGATGCTTCAACTAAATATCCCTTACCAGCATACATCCATACATGGGTTTCTTTCATAATGACGTCGCCAACTTCTAAGTCTGAATAAGGTACATCTTTAACTTTTCCAAGAGTTTTAAAGTTGTAAACTTCCCAACGCTTCGGATCCATTCCAGTTATAGAATTGGTCTTCTTACATTGCTTAAGCATCTTTTGATCCTTCGCGCCATGTGCATAGGCAGAGAATATGAACGGATTGCAACAATATGTCTTTTCCCATTTGCTTCCCTTCTTTGCTTTCTTTGGTCCAGTTATATTAGTACCGCAGAAATAACAACCACCATGATGTGCGCGCTGACCAGTTCCATACATAAAGGAATTGTCTCTTGCGATTGAGTTTGCCCAGTTAACTGCCTTCATTGGCTTGGTTACTTCCTTTTTAAGTTGCTTTAAAGTTTGAGTACCAACTGTACCATCTTCAGTTATATGACGAGTATTTTGTAAGAAAATGGTTCTTTCTTCTGTTTTATCTCCGAAAACTCCATCTTCTACAATATCACCATCTTTATGGCCTTTAGTAGCTTTATTTAACTTCTTCTGATATTCTTTTACATCGTCTCCAGTATCACCTTTCTGCATTTTAAGAATCATCGGAGCTTCAGGTTGAGGCTCTACCGTATCAACCTTTTTATCTGGCGCCAGCGCCTTGTTAATAATCCAATTCATATCAACATTGCCGCTAATACCAGATACTCTACCATTACTCTTATACTGTTGCATATCAACATCAGTTACTTTATCAGATTGATATAAAGCATACCAATGACTATAAGATTTTAAATCATCCATATT